GCTGCCAAAGTTTGTTGATCTGAACGTTGCTAGCCACGGACTTGCCTCACTTTCACAATTACTCCAGGGGTAAAACCAGGCCAAAGCTGTTGCCATTCTTTTTGATTGCCGTCTTTCACCCACATGGTTCCGCGCACCTCAAACTGATCGCCGTCTGAGACTACGGTTTTTGGCGGGAGGTAAAGGGTTAGGCCTGCGTTTACTGGGTCACCTGAGACTATCGAGGGTTCGCTACCATTATCATCAAAAGCAAACAGTCCGTCGCGCACAAGTATTTGCTTTGTTGTGTACGATGCATTGCCGTAGTCGTCAGTTCCGGACTCGGTTCTTCTGTGAATAATTATTGGCTCGTCGCCCCTGATTATCAAGAGTAATCTTCCCAAATGGTGTCGTAGTAAATCGTGAATACATCTGCAATTGGAGGGTGAGCATTTACACCCTGGTTTATCTCAAAAGCTTTGCCTGAATTTGCGGGTGCTAGCATTAGCTTTTCTTGTGGCGTCATCCAAATGTCTGAGTCGCCGAAACTTCGTTGCTGGCTGAATGGTCCTGTAACTTGCTGCCAAGTACTCAGGCCTTCAGGGTTCTTGAATAGTCGTGTAACCATTCGGACGGTGACCAGTGTCACCCTGTCAAGCGGTAAGGTTGCTGCATCAATTCTGGTTTGTATACCAGGATAGTCGGAAAGTATTACGACCTCGGCGTCATCGATCAGCGCTTGAAGTAAATCAGTATCCTCAGGAACATCATTGCCTACCCACCTGTCAATAACATCTTGCGGAGTTGTCCACGTGCTCATCTGCGCCTTTCGGTATTCTTATTTGAAGAGAGCACAGAGGCCCTGACCCGAAGGCCAGGACCGCTGCGCGTCAATTGTTTAGCTTATGCTGCGTCTGTCAGTAGACGGAATGCAGTTGGGTCAGATACTAGGAAACCAACTTCGATTTCTGCAAGGACCGCGAACATGTTCTGCTGGAACAGGTTGATGGTTTCGCCACCAACTGTTAGTGATGCCTGATCGCTAATCTTGATCTGAACATCTTCAACAGTTCCGTACATTGCCTGTGACCAGTCGCCAGCGAAGCCGATGCTGTTTGGAGTTCCAGCTTCGTAAGCCGCACGGCTCTTGAATACTGGGCGGCCAAGAACAGAACCGATTGAACCGTCGGTCGAAGCGTTGTTGATGAACAGAGGGCGGTCGTTGCCGTCCTTCTCGCCGTATAGCAACTGCTCACCCTGAGGAGAGAAGATTAGCCCGTTCATGTCATAACCAGCAGCAGCGATTTCGCCCAGCGCGGTAACAGTTCCGTCATAAACAGAAGTGCCAAGGCCGATTGCAGTTGAACCAGACAGAACCGAGAAACCAGTTCCAGGTGCAGTGCCGTGCATAATGGTTGTGTCGAACTTCTTAGCAAGTGACGTTGGAAGACGTCCTACTAGAGCTTCGTACAATGCAGCCTTGTCGCGACGGAACTCGTTTGAGAAAGTCTCGATTACAGCTAGCTTGTAAGGGGTCATTGTCTTGTTTGTAACAGTTGGGTTTGAAACTGGCTTCTCAGCAGTCTCGCCAACCCATGCTGCTACTGGCTCACCGGTAATCTGCTGGAAAGAAACTCCAGAACCAGGAAGCGATACGCGACGGGATACTCTCTGAAGAACGGAATCTTCCTGAACCTTTGAGAGAATCTCGTTTGAAACGGCTGCTGGGAGTAGGACTCCCGATGTGGAACGATTGATGTCAGTCATCGTTTACCTTTCGTATTATAGAAGTGCGGAAATTGCGGCAGCAAATTGGTCTTGAACTGTTGAGCCAGTATTTGACTCACGTCCTTGACTTCTGTCTACCTTTGGTGTCTTTGTTGCGGACTGGCCAGCGATTATCGCAATGAGCGAATCAGCAGCGTCTTCAAGCTCTTCACGGCTGTTGCCATTTAGAAGTTTGACGGCATCTGCCGTTAGTCCTTTTTCTGAAGCGACTTCGTATCTAAGCAGGGCCATCTTTGCAGATAGTGCCTCAGCTTTAGTTTCGTTTAGCTCTTCGGCAAGGCGTTCCTGTTCCGGCTTGAGTGATTGCTCATACTCATTCCATTTATCAGAATTGTCCTTGAACTGACTGGATTCTTTTGCACGCTTTTCCCATTTACGGGATTCAACTTTCCAGTCTGTCTCCGAACCTTGCGGCTCTTCAACTAGCTCTTCTGTTACTAGTTCTACTAGTTCGCTCTCAATTGTTGTTTCGTCACTCATGACGCATCCTTCCTATGCAGGAATCGCTTTCAGCCCTGCGGCTGTTATCTCAGTAAAGTTACTGAGAAACCTGGGGTAGTTCTAACGGGTTATCAAGTCTTACGTTGCGAACCTGTTTGACGATGTTAGGCGTCGTTATTGCGGCATCAGGATACTTCCTGAAAAAGTCTACGTCTCTCATTCCGGGATCAATTGCTCTTGCGCTTGCCCGTATCTCTTGAATTCTAGAATTTGCCTGTACTGTCTGAGCTTTGAACTCATCGTAATAAGGCGGATCTACAAAAGTCTGACCTGCGAATACTGGTACATCTATGCAACCGCAGCTGTCGTGGAAATTCTTGTATTCCTCATTGCTACCGTCGCCAGTAAAACCTGTTGCCATGTACAAACAAAAGTCGCAAGCCTTTGGCCTGGTCACTCGCTTGTAAGAAGTTGGGCTCGGGTCTCTGCCAGCATTGTAAGCAACGTTGTTCCTGCTGAAATTGAAAAGCTGTGAAGATACTGATCCGCCAATAAGTGTAACGGTTGCGGCCAATGGTGCTTGCTCAACCGTCCTGGCAATTGCAAAACCTGAAATAGGCGATGCAATTTCTTGCCAATCAACTGGCCTTGTAGACGGTCTGAACGTCGAGGTTATTCCTGCGGACTCTCTAAGGTTCTGGTAATAGACTTCATCAACAGTTCCAACAACCGATGCATAAGTGCTTAGTATCTCAGGGATAGTCTCTCTGAGCAATCCGTAGCCAACACGACTGCGAAGCTCACTGGCAACCTGTAATGCCGCCTGGGTCTCTCTGACGGCCAGTGTGGCTGCATTAGAGACTATCGCTTGATGCTCACGCGCCAGTGAGATTAGTTGCTGAGTCATCTACCGCTGAATTCACTTGAATGTTCTGAGCCGCACGTGCAGCATCAGCCAATTGGCCAACTAGACTTGTTGCGTTATACCTGCGCTTCTCTTCGGTTAGTACTCGCTTGTCAGAATCAGACAGGCCAATTCTGTTGTAAGTAATTTCAGAGTCAGGAAGTAGCACGCCGGTTTGAATTAGTTTCATTGTCTCATCGGCAGCAGCTGCACGGGTTGGTGTAGAAGCGTCACGCCAGATTGGTGAAATTGTATTGGCCTCAGCCGGAATTGAACCGTCACGAATTAGCAATGCCAACTTAGCAACTTCAACCCATGCTCGGCCAAACTGGCCTTGACGTCTTTCAGCACGCTTGACTAGTCTTGATTCCATTTGACGGATTGCATCAGCAGAAGCTGGGTTGTCCGTCTGGAAGCCAAGATAAGAAGCAGGAATTGCAGACTCAGCAGCAACCATTTGCGCCAAAGCTTTTATCTGCTCAAAGTAAGGCAAGGTTGAGTTGCCATTGAACTGACCAACCTGAGGCATTCCGCCGTCTTCGTTTAGCGGAACACCCAGGACTCGGCCCTGATAAACTGTCCAAGGATTCAGCGGGTTGCCGTCTGAGTCCATGAAGTAATCAGGATCAGCACCAAGGATGTAACGCTGAGGAGCTGAGTAAAACTCTCGCGCAACTTCAGAACCTAGAACGGTTCGCACTGCTGCGTCTGTGTAATACCTGATTGCTCTTGTGATCTCAGTTTTCCCATAAGGGTCACCTGATCGAGGGTTGTTTGCAAGGTAGACAACCGGAACTCGGCCAAGATTGTGTTCGTCTCTATCTATTTCGAACGGCGTTCCGCCTTGCCATTCCATTGAGATAGTAACGTTTGGTAAATAAAGAGTTGCAAAACGAGGACGGCCAACTTTGTCCCTGTCAATTCTTAGAGCTGACGTCAACCTTCTGAGTCTTAGGTCATAGTTACCGGTCATGCTTCTTGGCGATTCGATGGTAATCAAGGGGTCAGGCTCTCCTGAGTCACCCTTACCTACAATAATAAATCCGGTTCCATAAATCAACGCGTCCAGGTGGCCAAGTGAAGACTCTAGCCCTAGCTCATTGTTTCTGTAAATGTCATCAAGTCCCAGAGAAGCAGGTGCTAGAAAACCCTCTAAGTCTAGGCGCTCTTCAAGAACGCTAACTACAGTTCCAGGCCAACCAACAACAGACTCAACATTCTTCAAGGTTGGAGGAATGCTTATGTTGAAGTCACGCAAAACTTGCTTAGCATCGTAGTACTTTTCTAGCTCAACATTTCTGAGCTCGTACGATGAAAGCTTTTTGACCAGTGAATCAGCGAGTTCAATTTCTTCTGTGGATAAACTCATAGAATGATTGCCCTTCTAGAACTAGGTTGACGTTTTTTTCCTGCCAGCATGTTGCGAGCTCCGTTGGCCAATACTGCACAGGCCAACAAGTCGATCTTGCGTGGAGAACTTTTCTTTTCTTTTCTGAATGAACCGGCTTCTGTAGCAACCGCATTGAGCACGTGCCTCTGTAGCCTTGTATCGCCATCGTGGCCGATGTCCTTAGCAACTAAGTCCGTTATGAACTGTTGTGCCATAGGAGCCATTCTGTGGTTTGTGGGAGGTATTCTCTCAACTCTGCGCTTCCACTTTTGTGACCAGGTTAGAACATCTGGCTCGTAGAAGCTAGGATCAGCCCACAACATTTGAACATCGTAGTTAGTGAACATCTTATCAATAGCCGCATTGACATCGTCCCGTGAAACAGCCCAATCCGGATCGGATGCGTCTGGCTCAAATACCGCCAAAACTTTTAGTGTTCCTGTTTCAATGTCAATTGCAACCAAGCCTGTGGCGTCACCGGAAACCGAGCCGTCAAAACCAGCACAAATTTTCGCGCCCAATGGGATGCCAGTTTCTCGCTTAGCTTCTGCCCAGAAGTGCGGTGAGACAAAGTCCTCGCCAGCAAGACGAACCCATTGGTTTAGTCTGAACCGCTGGAAGCCAGCAAAGCCAGATGAACCCGATGAAGCGATAGCGGCCTCGAAATCCGTTTTGTCCAACAGGCCTTCGGCCAGGTTGGGGTTCGACTTCTCCCAAACTGCTGGGTCAGTCGGGTCATCTTCCAACCCAGCTTCCCACCACCAAAACCCGAACTGATTGTCTTCGACCTCGCCAGAGACAACGCGCTTGCCGTGCTCATAGAGTCGGCCGAGTAGTGTGTCGGTATTACCGCCTGCAGTTGTTATGCCAAGGACGAGCGATTCCGGTCTGTCACCAGAACCAGTTACTAGCGCATCCCAAAGTTCGTCACCACGTTTATTAGTGTTAGAACTTGGCCACGCGTGAAGCTCATCGGCTATCACTAGCGACGGACCTAAACCGTGAGCAGCAGAAGCGTCCGCAGACAGTGCTCGATAAATTGAGCCTTTGCTGGGGATTTCTAATACGTCACGGTAAACTTTTACGACTCGGCTAAGTGTTGGGTTGTTCAGCACTTGCTGGCGAGCTTCGTTGAAAACAATCTTGGCCTGTTGCCTGTCAGACGCTGCAGAATAAACCTGAGCACCCGGAGGGCCAAACAAAAGGTGTTCTAGGGCAATGGTAGTTCCGAGTAACGACTTACCGTTTTTTCTAGGAAGTCCCACGATAGCTCGGCGATAGCGAAGCGTTCCGTCTGGGTTCTCTTCGAAGATTCCGTCCATTAGCCATTTTTGCCAGTTAGTAAAAACTAGCGGCTCACCTGCTTTGAATCCTCGGCTGGCTTGCAACAACTTCTCTGCAAAGTCAGAAACATACTCGCCTCTTGAAGTCTCAGCCTTTTTAGGTGTAAAAAAAGCGGGAGTCCAAGAAGCATCAGGCGATTTTGCCAACACGCTTCTGCGTTAGCTCATCAAGCTCATCTCTAACCCTAACTTCTGCAAGTCCTAGGCGAGAGCGGTCTGAGGGAGAAAACCCTATTTGCGACAACCAAGTTGTCATCTGAGTCCTGAGCTCTTTGAGTTGTGTAACCCAAGGCGTCGTTACAGGCGATCCGTTCGCATGAACGTAGACTCTTTCGTATTCTCCGGAAGAAAGCTTTGTGCGAATGTCTTCATGCTCATCAAAGGCATTACACAGCAATGTAACAATTGTGCGGTCTGACTCTATTGCCAACCAGCTTTTGCCGGCTGTCCAAACATGTTCCCACAACGCAATTCCATAAACGCCTAAGGACTCAGGTAAACTGGGCACAGATGAACCGTGTGACCCTGACAAACCTTCGTTAGGCATTGGTGCGTTTGGTAAGTTTCTACCAGTTCCCGCGTCGCGGTGTCTTTCTACTGGTTTTGCTGGGCGACCATTTGGTCTTCCTGTTGCCATGCGGCTGCTCTATTCTGTTCCATGCGGAACTGATAACCTTGCGGTTGTGTGTGTAGCTTTTTATGAAGAGTAAATCATTGAGACAGTAAAGTCTGGTTGTGTTGTTGCTGGCGATGTCGAGTTGTTTGCTGCACCTAGTACCATTGTGAACCCGATGCCGTTAGCAAACGGAAA